TTAACTGTCGCTGTTGTACCTTCAACGATTAAACCACTCTTAATCTTAAAATCTTTATTTACTGTTGCCATTTTTTATATCTCCTTAGTTATGCCTTAAGTCCAATTCGTGCGAAACGAACTGTGACTGGCTTGATCGCTGGGTCTGGAGTGACTGTTAAGGCCACGGTATTTCCAGTGCGAGAGACATTAATGGTGCCAATATTCCCATCATTGTCGATTGTTCCATACTCGCTGACATTTACATTTGTACCGTCAACGAGAATTGTTAGTTCGGTTGCATAGAACTTGTTGTCCCCTGCAGTGGTCTTTGATATTGAAACAATATACTTGACCATTCGCCAAACTGTAGCGTCAAAGTTATCAATAACAGTTACGTTCTCAATACCAGTGATTGTGTTTTCATTGTTACCTGCTGAGCCAAGGTCTGTTGCCTGTGCTGAAGCGGTATCGATTAAATCTTCATAGTTTTCTTGAGTAGGTCTATCACCTGTTTGAAATAGAGCCTTAACTGATGGAATTGATACTTTAGCCATGTGGCAATTATATCACCCTTTTAATTAATCTAATTATAGAATATAGTTGCTGTAGCCAATAACCTGCAATGGAATTGGTGGTGGATTGGTTTTAGAATAACCAAACACACTTACATTGATAAACTGAACCCTAAATGGTAAAACCTCTTCAACCCTTGCTTTTGGTTGTATGTGATCTATACGAATTCGTCTTAAATCAAGATCTTGAATCTGTGCATGTGCTAATTGATGTGTTGGCATTACTGGGTTACATCTTCAAGGATAACCATTGACCCTCTGGCTACCGTCCAAACTCTGCCCTCTGATAGAAGTTCTGTGAGTTGTATGTCGAAGATGTCTCCTGTCTCAAGAAGTTGAGATTGTGCTGATGTTAATGTGACTGTGAAACTTCCTTCTTCATCTTGGAACTCAATTGGCTCAGGGGATAAAGACAAAATAACAGCATCCGTTACTGGTCTATATATATCCATTGCAACTTCCCAATCTTCAAGAAGAAGAGGAACTCTTGCGTCATTAGTTACATAAACACGAAATGCTGCTGAGTCTCCACGAACAACTGTCCAACGAATTTCTGGTGGGGCTGCACCTAGTGCATAAGAGTCTGTTGGTTGATTTCTAAAGGTTGCCATAATGTTATTATATCACGACAATCCGTCTTTAAGTGCTCCCCAAGTACCGTTTCCTTTTGTCTGGACAACAATTAGACCTTGTGTACCCTGAACTGCAACGACTGCTACATATCTTGCTGGTCCAGAAGAAGGTCTTCCACCAACAAGTTGTCCACTTCCATCAATATAAACTTTTGTTCCTGGTGTACCAATATTTGTTGTATTCATCTGCAAAACTCCAGACACCACAGCAACGCCATCGCTTAGTGCAGAAATTCCTGTTTGTATTAATCCAAGAATTGGTGAATCTGGATTATGGGTTAAACTTGATGGGTTGTATCTTTCTACAGTTGTTTTCATTTGTCCACCGTGTGAAACATTTCCTGAAATATAAACAGGGGTTCCTGCTGGTAATGCAAGGTTTGTGTTATTTCTTACAGGAGAAGATACACTTGTCATACCCAAAGGGGGCAAAATATCATTTAAAGCGTCAACCAATACTTTAATGTCTCCGTGGACATTCACGGGATCAGAAGCAAGTGGATACTTCATAGTAGGATAATTAAGTGATTGACCTGTAGCCATAATCTTTATTATACCATCTTATAAAGTTGTGCTAGTCGATATTTTAAACAATATGATTTATTACCATTTACCTAGTGGGCAGGTTGCAGCCTCTAGTTTAGTTTTTAATTTCATTATGCAGCCACATTTTTTGCATTGGGTTGTTAGTTGAATCAATTGTGGGCACCCTTGGCAAATTAAAAGTCTTTTCCTGGCTAAAGCCTCTTCTTTTGAATACTGGCTTGGATTTAATAGGTGCCATGGCCTAGTTGTTCCGCTTGCAATCTTCCAATCATCCCATTTAGACATAAAAACCTCCAGATATACTATAATTTTACCATAAAAGATTTTTCATAATTTGGCCGTTTAATTTGACTTTTAACAAAATTTTGTGTTATACTTGGTAGTAACACCTACCAGGGTGTTATTGTTTTCTAAGGAGGAAACTATGATTAAATTTATCGAAAGAAACAAAGAGATCATTAGCACACTCAGTATCGTAGCATTAGTAACTGTTTTGTCGAACGGAGCCAATGCTGACTCAGGTCTTGATACTAAAAACAACTTGAGCATAGAACAGGCTCAGACATTGGAAACCGCCTCGAAAGAGGTTTTTTTGGTTTCTAAGGCTAAAAAGTTAGAGAGTTTTGAGAATAAGGTTTCTCTGACTGATTTAGAACTAAAGGAACTGCTTTCATTAGTGGGCTTCAAGGGAAAAGACCTTGTAGTTGCTTGGGCAGTGGCTAAGAAAGAGTCTAATGGACGACCATTGGCTTTTAATGGCAACCACAAAACTGGTGACTCATCTTATGGTATGTTCCAAATCAATATGATTGATACCCTTGGTCCTGATCGTAGAACCAAGTTTGATCTTGACTCTAACGCTGAACTATTCAATCCCGTTAAGAATGCAGAGATTGCATACTACATGACAAATGGTGGAGAAGACTGGTCCTCATGGAAGGGTATTACCCCAAGGACTAAGTTTTGGATGAACAAATTTCCAAAATAATGTAAATACACAAAAAGGGTTGGGCTGGCAGAATATGACTGCTATCCCAACTCTTTTATATTTTCACTTTCAACAACAAATCTATTTTTCCATAATTCATATCTTGGTTTATCTTTTATACCATAACCTTCAAGTTCCTCAAACAAAAAAAACTTTGCTATTCTATCAAAACTAGCCTTTTCATAATCTCCCCAATTAGGATCTATCTCCCAATGTTTTTCTCTTGTCTGAACTCCATAGTAGTGATGATAAACATAAGATCTTTGTGGAGCAATAATATAAATTCCATTACAAAAAAACCTAACAGACATTGTGTGCTCTTCTCCAATAAAATAAATCCTCTGGTCGTATGGAACGCTAAGCATATACTCAGACAAGCAAAAAACAAATCCAGCACAAAAGTGACCATGAAGTTCTCCATATCTGGATATAGATCTTTCCTCATATTCTGCCTTATATAGCATAGTCCCTTCAATAGGCTTAATACTTACAAAATTTGCTTTGTCTCTTGCAGTAATCACTTCATTTCCATTTTTATCATATGTATAGGGAAGTGGATAAGATGAAAAGATTATTGGAACCTTCCAAAAATCTTGACTTTGTGTATACTCTGAAATTAATACGCTATCCCAGTCTTGTATAAATCTTGTGTGTGAGTCAACTTGTAAATAGTATTTAAAATCTAAAGATAATTTTTCTTGTGTTTTTTTTCTTGCATAACCAACACCTTTTGCTTCAGAAAAATGAACCTTTTCATAAGAAAAATTCTGCACTCCAAACAAACTAAAGATATTTTCTAATTGTGGGTGAGTCTCATCTTGAGAAAAAATTGAAACAAAAACTCTTTCTGGATTTTTTGCACGACGCAAAATAGAAAAAACAGTATCTGCTAACTCTTTATCTTTATAAGAGGCAATAGAAACATATATCTTGTCCATTTAAAAAACTCTACGACATATCATTAAGATTTTCGTACATCTTCATAATTTTTTCGACATCTTGTAAAAAGTCTGTTTCTTTGTATTTTTCATAGGCATTTTTGTCATGTTCAAATAGACCCCAAGACTCTAGGTATACCTGGTCAACAGAAGATTTTTCTAATGCTGGGTGTAAGTGTTCAAGTACAACATTTTCAAAATAATGTATTGAGTTTATTGCTTTACCAAGATCTAGCCAAAAATTATCCATGAATAAATGTTTTAAAACGGGTGGTGCCATAAAACCAAGAGACTTTATTATTTCTGATGACATGGCAACATGAGTTGGTAAAAATTCTTTTTGGATTAGATCGTTTGCATAAGAAATTCCAGGTTTATTTCTCAATGGCTCTATAAGTATCTTATCCCAAGCAAATGTTCTTGGTCTAACGTCATCACCTAGAAAACAGATAAAGTTATAACTGTTAGCATATTTATTTGCAAG